GAGGCTTTGGATGGCATTCTTGAAGTGGCGAGAGCGTCGCAACATCCAAGAGCGTACGAAGTAGCAGCAAACATGATTAAAAATATGTCTGATGTTACTGAAAAACTGATGACATTGCAAAAGCAACGCAAAGAATTAGAAACACCAGAAGAAAAAACAGTTACTAACGTCAATGTTGACAAGGCTGTGTTCGTTGGCAGCACTAGTGAATTATTAAAGAAGATTCGTAGCGAAAAAAACTCATAATTTATGCAGTTGATTCCAAAAGTAAAAAATTATCTCGGCAATCCAAAGCTGAAGCGCGTTGGCGTCGTTCAGCAAATGACCGAACATGAGGTTTCAGAGTACATACGGTGTTCTGAGTCGCCTATACATTTTATCGAAAATTATGTTAAGATTGTAACTCTTGATAAAGGGTTTATCAATGTTTCTCTTTACCCATTTCAGAAAGAAGCTGTTGAAAAGATAAACAACAATCGCATGGTTATCGTAAAGGCTGGTCGTCAAATTGGTAAAACGACGATGATTGTCGGTTACATTCTTTGGTATATTCTTTTTAATGAAGATAAGTTTGTAGCCATCCTCGCAAACAAAGCAAAAACTTCACGCGAAATTCTTAATCGCGTCAAGCTCGCTTATGAATCACTTCCAATGTGGTTGCAACAAGGCGTGCGCACCTGGAACAAGGGTGATATTGAACTTGAAAACAATTGCCGTGTGATGGCTGAATCAACGGCATCAAGCGCAATTCGTGGTTTTTCGATTTCATTACTATACCTCGACGAGTTTGCGTTCGTGCCAAGTAATATTGCTGAAGATTTCTTCACTTCGGTCTATCCAACGATTTCTTCTGGTGTGAGTTCAAAGGTCTTGATTTCTTCAACACCGAACGGTATGAACCACTATTATAGAATGTGGACTGAAGCCGTTGAGGGGCAAAATGGTTTTGAATGGATTGAGGCTAACTGGCGTCAGATTCCAGGTCGTACTCAAGAATGGGCAGAGGAACAGCGACGTGTTTTGGGCGAACAAAAATACTTGCAAGAAATGGAATGCGAGTTCATGGGTTCTTCTGGAACTCTGATTTCCGCTGCAGCTCTCAAATCTCTTGCTTTTGTCAAACCATTGCACCTATCCGACACAGGCATTAAGATATACAAGCAGCCTATTGTCGGTCGAAATTATGTAACCGTTGTGGATACGTCTCGAGGAAAGGGGCTGGATTATTCAACTGCAGTTACGATCGATATCACCGAAATGCCTTATGAAGTCGTCTGTGTTTATCGCGATAACGAAATTAGCCCACTTGTTTATCCATCAATTATTAAGAAAATTGGTGAATACTACAATCAATCCTATGCTCTTATCGAAATAAATGACAATGGTCAGCAAGTCGTCGACAGTTTATTCGACGATTATGAATACGAAAACATTTTATCCACAATTCAGGTAAAAAATAAGGTTGTTGTGACTGGCGGATATGGGCGAAATATTCAACGTGGAATTCGTACTACAAAATCAGTAAAACGACTCGGCTGCTCAATTTTAAAGAACTTAATTGAAGCATCTAAGATGCATATCACAGATTTTGATATAATTTCCGAATTATCCACTTTTGTGGCAAAAGGAGCCAGTTACGAAGCCGAAGAAGGAAGCCATGACGACCTCGTTATGTGTTTAGTCCTCTTTGCATGGCTCTCAAATCAAGAATTTTTCAAGGATTTATCAAATATCAACCTGCGAAGCAAGTTATATGCAGAACAAATGAACGCAATTGAGGAAGAATCATTACCTTTACCTATTATTCTTGATGATCCTGCGGAAATGCAGAGAATTCGAATGGGCGGCGATTTATGGACAGTAGTGGATAGAGAAACGGAATCTGACAAATTTGGGTTTTAATAAATATCCAGTAGAACCTACAAGATTGATCTCTACCCTAGGAGAATAAACATGGCTTTTCAATTATCACCAGGTGTAAATGTTTCTGAAGTCGATTTAACAACAGTTGTCCCTGCTGTTGGCACAACGACTGGCGCTCTCGTTGGAACATTTGCATGGGGTCCAGCGAACCAAATTACGCTTGTTTCCTCAGAAAACAAGTTGGTCGAAATTTTCGGCAAACCAAATAACGACACAGCAAACGATTTTTTCACTGCTGCAAATTTTCTTGCTTACGGCAATTCATTGCGCGTAGTTCGTGCAAATACCGAATCAAATAACGCAACATCAAGAAATACAACAGGATTAAAGATTTTCAACGACGAACAATACACAGCAAGTTACTATGCTTCTGGTGATGGAACTTATGGTCCGTGGGCTGCTCGTTATCCAGGAACACTCGGCAACTCACTCAAAGTTTCTGTTTGCGACTCAGCAACAGCATATTCTACTTGGGCATATAAAAATTCATTTAGCGATGAACCAGGCACTTCACTTTTTGCTCAAGCTCGTGGCGCAACAAACGACGAAATGCACGTCGCAGTTATTGACGAAGATGGCTTGATTACAGGCACACAAAATACTGTCATTGAAGTTTATCCTTTCGTATCAAAAGCATCAGACGCCAAAAACGACACAGGTGCCTCGAACTATTATAAAGAAGTTATTTTCAGAACGTCAGAATATGTTCACTGGTTGGGTCATACCAATCTTGGCGCTAATGTAACAAACTGGGGCGCAGAGGCTGCAAATGGTGTTGACTTTGCTCGTAATAACTCGGCAAATACTCAGTCACTACAAGGCGGTACGCTTGTAACTGCTACAGCAGGCAATTTATCATACGGTTGGGATCGTTTTGAACAGTCAGAAACAGTTGATGTTTCTCTACTCATGACATCAAATGCGGAAGCAACAGTAGCAGGTTATGTAATTGACCTTGCTGCAGCAAGAAAAGATTGCGTTGCGTTCACATCACCTCCGCTTTCTGCTTGCCAATCAGCCGACCCAGTTGCAGCAGTAGTTACTTACAAGACAGATACGCTAAACAAATCAACCAGCTATGCAGTGATGGATAGCGGTTGGAAGTATCAGTATGACAAGTACAATGACGTATACCGTTGGGTGCCACTCAATGGTGATATTGCTGGTCTCTGCGTCCGCACTGACACAGAACGCGATCCTTGGTTCTCACCAGCTGGCTTCAATCGCGGTCAAATTCGTAACGTTGTAAAACTTGCATATAATCCAAGTAAGTCGCAGCGTGACGAACTATATCGCAACAGCATTAATCCTGTGACTTCGTTCCCAGGTGAAGGTACTGTTCTATTCGGCGATAAGACGATGCAATCAAAAGCATCTTCATTTGATCGCATTAATGTCCGTCGCTTGTTTATTGTTCTTGAGAAAGCAATTTCGAGAGCAGCACGCGCAAGCCTCTTTGAGTTCAATGATGAATTTACACGCTCCAGCTTTGTAAATCTAATTGAGCCTTTCCTCAGAGAAGTACAAGGTCGTCGCGGTATTTTCGACTTCCGTGTCGTTTGCGACTCAACAAACAATACGCCTGAAGTGATTGACCGCAATGAATTTGTCGGAGACATCTATATCAAACCAACAAGATCAATTAATTTTATTCAGTTGAACTTTGTTGCTGTTCGTAGTGGTGTAACCTTCGACGAAATCGTTGGACGCTTCTAATAAATAGGATTAACGGCTAGGAGAAAGCAAAATGGCTTTTAATGTATACGATTTTAGATCATCATTGCAATTCGACGGTGCACGTCCTAATCTATTTGAAGTAAATATCAACTTCCCTGGATTTCTTGGCGAAAGCACTGCTCGTAGACAAATGACGTTCTTATGTAAGTCTGCACAATTACCAGGATCAATTGTGTCACCAGTTCAGTTATTTTACTTCGGACGCGAAGTGAAGTTTGCTGGTAACAGAACATTCCAGGATTGGACAGTACAGATTATTAATGACGAAGATTTTAGAGTAAGAAATGCCTTTGAAAGATGGATGAATGCTCTAAACAGTCACCAGACTAATCTTCGTAATCCAGTTGCCGCAACACCAAATGGATATACAGCTGATGCAGTTGTAAATCAATATGGCAAGTCAGGCGACATTATTAAGTCTTACAAGTTTGTTGGTATGTTCCCAGTTGACGTCACGCAAATTGACCTCGATTGGGGCGCAAATGACCAGATCGAAGAGTACGCAGTATCGTTCGCATATCAATATTGGACTGCTGCTGGCGTAACGACTTGATATTTGACTTACTTTTTTCAAGTAGGTCATAACCCACATGATGACATCTCAGGTTTAAATTATGAATATATTCGGTTTTGAGATTTTACGCAAAAGAGAGGAAACTCTTGATCCGTCAACAACACCTTCAGTTGTTACACCACAAATCGAAGATGGAGCCATCAATATTTCAGCGGGATCCCATTATGGTATCTACGTTGATATTGATGGCTCATATCGTTCTGAAGTTGATCTCGTAACAAAATATCGTACAATGGCTATGCAACCAGAAGTTGAACAAGCCATTGAAGATATTGTTAATGAATCAGTAGTACACGACGAAGAAGGTAATTCTGTTAAGATTATGGTTGGCGATCTAGAGCAACCACAGTCAATCAAAGATAAAATTACAGAAGAATTTAAAAACGTTCTAAAACTGCTTGACTTCAACAATAATGGCGGTGATATTTTCCGTCGTTGGTATGTTGATGGTCGTTTATATTTTAACGTAATTATTGATCCAAATAATCCACGAGCAGGCATACAAAATCTGATTAACATTGATCCAAGACGTATTCGCAAAGTTAGAAACGTAAAAAAGAAAAAAGACAAAGTTACACAAACAGAAGTTATTGACAATATTGAAGAGTATTTCATTTATAACGAAAAAACATTAAACAATACAGTAAGCAATCCAATTTTAACAGGTAACTATTCAGGTGGAACAAAACTCACAAACGATTCAGTCGTATACTTAACATCAGGTTTGTATGATCCTGCTCGCTCTACTGTTTTAAGTTATTTACATAAAGCAATTCGTCCTATGAATCAGTTGCGCTTCGTTGAAGACGCAATTGTGATTTATCGTTTAAGTCGTGCTCCTGAACGTCGCGTATTTTATGTTGACGTTGGTAACATGCCTAAAATGAAGGCAGAACAATACTTGCGCGATCTTATGGTTAAGTATCGCAACAAACTTGTATACGATAGCACGACGGGTGAGATTCGCGACGATCGCCGTCAATTATCAATGCTTGAAGATTTCTGGATGCCTCGTCGTGGCGAAGGTAAGTCGACAGAAATTACGACTCTTCCATCAGGTCAAAACCTTGGCGAATTATCTGACGTAAACTATTTCGAACGCAAACTTTATAAGTCTTTAAACGTACCAATTTCTCGTTTAGAAGCGCAACAAGGGTTTACACTTGGTCGTAGCAACGAAATCACTCGTGACGAACTCAAATTTATGCGCTTTATCGAAAAATTGCGCGCTCGTTTCTCAATTATGTTTGATGAGTTAATGGCGCGTCAGCTTTCTCTAAAAGGTATTTGCACTCTTGACGAATGGGAAGAATTTAAACAATCTGTACACTACGACTTCCTTAAAGACAATAATTTTGCTGAACTTAAAGAAGCCGAACTATTGCAAAATAGAGTTGCCTTACTTAATGTCGTTGATCCATATGTTGGTAATTACTTTTCAAAAGCATGGGTTCGTAAACATGTTCTAAACTTAACAGAAGATGATATTAAACTCATGGATCAACAAATGGCTGAAGAGGCTGCAAATCAAGAAGTAAGCACTGATTTGCAGGGAAATGTAATAGCGAACACTCAACAAATGCAGCCAAATTCGAACGAAGATGAAGATAATGCAGAAAATGCTGCAGATATAAATACAAAAGTTAAAGAATTATTTTAAGAGGGAAATATTATGTCTAATTTTACTGATTTCGCAATTCAACAAGACGTTATGTCATTTAAAGATACATTTGATAGTGCGATTGCAGATAAAGTTGCTGCAGCATTAGCGCAAAAAAAATTAGAAGTAGCGCAAACCTTCTTCGATCAATCAGAAGTTGCTGAAACGGAACAAGAAACAGAATAAAATGGCATCATTTAAAGAACTCCGCGCTAAAAGAAAACCGTATCAAGATGCACCAGCAATGTTGGTACTTAAAAGAATTGGTATTCGCAATTATCCAAACGGTCAACAAGTTGCACTTTATCACAACACAGCTCTTGATCTGAATATTAGTGTGCCATTTAAAGGTAGTTCTTTAGATCCAGATGGAGTTACTGCGGCACCTGTTGGATCTTTAATCCCAAATATTTCAGAGGGTGTGATTGGAACATTAAAAAATATTGCTCAATCACAACAACCTGGACAAGTAAAATTCAATAATGGAACTGCTGAATCAGTTCACCCAGCAATTGCACAACAAATTGTTGATGTGCATTCACAATTGGATAATTCAAATAAAGATAAGTTTGAAAGACTAGTGAATGTTGGTCCAGCAGGATTACAAAAAGTCACGCATTGGCTTAAAACGTTAGAATCTTCTAAATGAAAAGATTTAAGGCATTTGTAATAGAAGAAGAAACTAAGGAAGTTGAAGAACAACTTGACGAAGTTTCTGCTGCATTTAAAACGCGCAAAATTGGTCGCATGAAACTTATCCCAATTCGTTTTCGTACAGTTGGTGGTAAAATTGTCGCACAACGTCGCGTTAAAAGATCAGCCGTCAAAGGATTTACTTTGCGCGGTGGAAAACTTGTTAGAATGAGTGCTAGTGAAAGAATGAGACGTAAGAGAGGGCAACGTCGTGGTGCTCTTAAACGTCGCTCAAAAATGGCTCGCGCTAGAATGAAAAGAATGCGCACAATGAGACGCAGACAGGCGCTCGGACTATAAAGGTATAACAAAATGAAACTAATCGTAGAAACAGTTGAATCAGTCAAATACCTCACTGAGGAAAAAAATGGTAAAAGGCATTATTACATTGAAGGTATTGGGCTACAAGGTAACAAAGTTAATCGCAATTTACGAGAATACAAAACCGATCTTCTTGCAAGAGAAGTAGATCGTTACAATCGCGATTACGTTAAACAAAATCGCGCTTTTGGTGAACTCGGTCATCCAGACGGTCCATCAATTAATTTAGATCGCGTTTCGCACATGATTAAAGAAATCCGCCAAGAAGGCGATGACTTTATCATTAAGGCAAAAATTTTAGATACTCCATTCGGTCAGATTGTGAAAAATCTTATCGATGAAGAAGCCAAGCTGGGCGTTTCTTCTCGAGGAATGGGTACTCTTAAGTCTGTAAATGGTGTAAATCAAGTACAAGACGACTTTTATCTAGCCACAGCGGCAGATATAGTAGCTGATCCTTCAGCACCTGATGCGTTTGTTCGCGGCATTATGGAAGGCAAAGAATGGATATGGAACAATGGCAAAATTGAAGAAGCCACCATAGACAAGATGCGCCAAGAAATTGAAAGAGCAAAACGTTCACAGCTTGAAGAAATCAAACTACGTCAATTTGAGAGTTTCCTCTCAAAACTGTAATTTTATAAATAAATTCATAACCATAGGAGTTATTTCTCATGAAAACATTAGCAGAAGCTGCCGCTGAAATCTTGATGAAAACAAAGTCAGATTCACCTGCAGAACCAATGAAAAAACTAGCAGGTGGCGCAGAGGTAGTAGACCTCGGCGGTTCAACGCTTGACAAGCCAGAAGGTGACGAAATCGGCAAGAAAGCAGCCGCTGTTATTGCACAGGCTCCTGCCCCAGGTAAGGGCGCAGCAGTTGCTGGCGATAAAATGGCACAAGGTCTTGGTGGTAAGTCAAATCCAACAGCAATGGCTGAAGAAGAAGAAGTTTCGGAAGAAGATGTTGTAACAGAAGTTGAAGCATCAGCTGACGAAACTGGCGATATTGACGCCTCTTCAGAAGAATCAGTTGAAGAAATTGCTGAAGAAGAAGAATTGACTCCAGAAGAAATCGAAGAAGCCAAGCATGCTAAAGTCGCCATGATGCGCGATAAGATGAAGCAACTTGGTGTTAAGGAAGACATCGACGCTATTTTCAGCGGCGAAGATCTTTCAGAAGAATTCAAGTCAAAGGTAGGCACAGTATTTGAAGCAGCCGTTATTGCTCGTGCAGTAAACGTCGTTGAAGAAATGGAAAAAGAAATCCTTTCTGCAGCCGCTGAAACTATTGAAGAAGCCAAGGCACAGATCGAAGAACAAGTCGACAGCTACCTCAACTATATGGTTGAGCAGTGGATGGAAGAAAACAAACTCGCTGTTACATCTGGCTTGAAGATGGAAATTGCCGAAGAATTCATGGCTGATATCAAGAATGTCTTCGAAGCACACAACATCAACCTACCAGAAGAAAAACTCGACGTTATGGAAGCAATGGTTTCCGAAAACGAAGAGTTGAAGAAAAAGTTAAATGACGTTCTTCACAACAACATTGAACTCAAGAAAGAAGTCAATGAAGCAAAGAAGAATGAAATTGTTACTGCAGTTTGCGAAGGGCTCACCGCAACGCAAGCTGAAAAAGTAAAGACACTCGCAGAGGGTGTAGAGTTCACCACAGAGCGTGAATACTCAGAGAAGTTAAAGATCATTCGTGAACAATACTTCTCAAGTAAGGTGAAAACAACTGCT